ATCATATTGACTGCCTCGATGCGTATAAGACTTCCTTGCATATTCGTCGTCTTCGTCCAGGTATTCAACGGTGATAGCGTGAGGCATATCCTGCTTTCTCATCCACTGTTGCGAGAACGTATCCGCGACTATATTTCCTGCCGTAAAGAGTCCAGTAAAAGATGCCTCTGCAACTACGGTTTCAATTACAATCTTATACTCATTCGTTTTCAGGAGGGATGCGCGGCCCACCTTCAGCAAGGCCATGATCGCATCTTCTCCTGTTCCGAGAGTGTCGAATATCCCATTAAACCTAGCCCTATCCTCAGCACCCACCGCTGTCGCTGTATACAATGCCCATGCTACTATACTGGCTTGGTTTACCTTTCCTTCATCAACTCCTAGATGGTTATACATAATGTCAAGCATCATACATGCAGGAATTGATGTCGATACTGCACCGTATGTCGGCAGGGTAATGTCCCCACGGTCTACGACCACGGAAACATTCTCCATTGAGGAACCGATTTTGTCAGAGAACGGAACCTTGATTCCGAGGAGAGCAGTCCCAGGATATGCAAGAGATCTTCGCAGAACTTCATCCATCATTGATAGCTGGCATTGACTCATATCCGCATTGTTGTAATCGTCTGGTGTAGTTCTGAAAACCTTAGCAGTCCATTGAGACGGGTCTGAAGCAAGAATTGCATCTATATGTCCTATACCTGTCCATCCATTCGATATGAGTTCCCCAAGCTCAAAAGTACCATCGATATTAGTTAAATACATATCAGTACTATCATAATATAGAGCAATAACAGCTTGAGCACCCGATGTAACTCCAATAACCACCTCTCCTGTATTGAATGCACCTGCGGTAGTTTCTACTACTAATTTGTCAAACGTAAGGTCTATCTGCTTTCGATACAATCCCTGTCTGTCCCCAGTAATTGTTTGATCTGCTCCTAGCCACTTATCGTATGCTGCCCACCCATCACGCTTTAGTTGTATATTTATATCAACACTCTTACTTGAAACTTTTAACTCTGTTTCATTAACGATAGTGCTATTCTTTGCCATTGAATATAGGCCGTATGGAAAATCGAATATCATGGACATCTTATCAACAAGAGTACTTCTCGTAATAATTTCCTCTGAAACTGCGGACGAGAAGGCAACCGTAGTCGGTGTGAACGTCGATACATACTGAGCACAGTTCGAGAATCGAAACTCATCAAATCGTCCCTTCCAGTCATAACAAGTTGTCAACATATTAGTTGAGATCGATCCTCCTAATTTTGGATATGTTCCGATTACAGCTTCTGGTGATTCTATAGGATCAGACCAATAACCACTAATAGAAGTATCTGTAATATCGCTTCCATCTTTGAATATATAAAAACTATTACCGGATCTGACTAATGCTGCATGATACCACACACCGGTTGAGAAAACGGTTGTTCTACCAAAACATATAGTTCTCCATCCTGTTGCAAGTGCCTTTCTATCAATAAAAGTAAAGCCTATCGCCGTGCCCGAAGCATTTTTTTGCATTACCAACCCATAACCGTCTCCTTGTACTTCATCTTCAAACTTAAATATTGAATATAACTTATTTGCTGTCCATGCCACGGTACTCCTAAGCCACATTTCAAACGTAAAATCCCGTGCTTGTAAATCCCAATCACTATTCTGGTCGGAAGTTCCATCTGTTAATTGTATATAATGAGCATTAGTTGTATTTGTTACAGCAAACAACCCTGAATAGGTTCCGACCTTCGCAGTCGAGTCCCTGGTATATCCAGCCGTGCTTAAAGTCTTGCTAAAGATAGAAGAATCTATCGGAGGATTTTCCTCGAAGTGGAGCAGTTCCTTAACCGGCTGACTGATTTCGACATCAATATCCCTAAGCTGATGAAGCGCATTAAACCAAGGGATTGCTGTCTGAGTATATAGTCCAGTACGTCCAACATATTCAGATTCCTTGACTCCTGTTAATTTCTTCGTTTCATTTATGTAAATGTTATCACCAGTCGCAGCATATGGAATCGTACCAACGGTCCCACTGGATACGGCCAATAGGAGATAAAGGGTTTCCGTTCTGTCTGATGCCTCAACGTAATAATTCACTATCTGCCCACCGACCCGGATCTTCCCGCCGATTACGGGGATCGCTAGTCCGTCACTCGTGCTGTTCTGCGGCCCCTTGAATCCGTAGGTAAGACTTGATTGCAGTTTATCCGCAGTTCCAGAGATCTGAGGAATACGGGGAGAGATTCTAGGAAGCATAGAATCCCAGTCGGGTTCATGGAGATTAGCACTAAACAATCCAGAAAAGGTTTGCCATCCCATTAACCCAACCATGAGTACTTCTAATGCCATTACTTGAATACCCCGCCTGGGATGCCAGGATAGGCTCCAAAGTGTTCCTCGTTCGCAAGGACTATGCAGGTAGCCAGAGTCCTGCTACACGCAGCCACAGCCCCCGCGTATTGGCAGGAAGTGGCATTCTTGAACTTATGCCTGCACGGCTCCGACTCGTACCTGGAATTAGGGAACGCCAGTGTCAGAGGCTTCTCCTGCCCCAGACCGAACTGAATCCACTCGGCACTCTGCTGAGAGCAGGATCGGATTACAAACGATTCGGTCACGGCTGCTGCTTCGGCAAGGTTCCCAGAGTAAACAAGTCGAAGGGTAACCGCCTCTCCCTCAAGACCAAGGCAATCTTCCACATATTTATTCAAGGTAGCATCGCTGAAAATCCGAAGGACTACATCTTGCCATGATCCGTCGATGTATTTGCTAACATATTCAAGATCCATCGAAGTAGCAGTCCAGGTATCTCCTCCAGTCACCCACTCCACATCGGCCTTTTCCTGTGCATAGCGTAAGGTTCTATCGTATGCTGCTTGTGCGCCCGTTGGCACGCATGTAGCTCCGCTGATTGCACCTGTTACCGTTTCACCATTCGCAAATGTTCCTACTACATCATAGAGGTACATTGGAGTCGTGCCATTATAGATCAACCTTCCAGTAGCCTTGGAAGTTCCACCGGTAACTGTTTCCCCAAGATAGAATGTTCCAACTGCCCCACCATATCCAAGATATTTGATTCCAGTTATTCCGAATTCTACTAGCAGAATCCACGCATTAGGATTAGCCAGTACGTTCTTTCCTGTGCTCTGTGTGGCGGTTAATGTCAGGCCCATAACTAAACTTCCTCTACCGACAATGAGACTGAATATATCAATGGAGCAATCATTTCGACATGAATGGAATCTTCTACAAATCTAACAGTGTGCGTAGTCGCATGAACTGGATGAGTCCATTCGAAACTTCCAGCACCACCCTTTCGCTCCTCCCAATGAGTTGTTAGGGCAGTATATCCAGCAGCCGACAGGTAGTTCCAGTTCATATTGAAGGTTTCTTTGCTTGTAGACCACCTGGAGTACGTCTGCACATATCCCGATTCGAACGGAGTCCTATTGGCATCCCACCTTCGGCTCTGAGTCCATACGAACTGAGGAGTTTCAACAATAGAACTGGGCCATGTTGAAGCCATTATATTACCTCAACGCGTTACGCATGTTGGGGTTGCGCCTGATCTCGTCTATAACCATCGTCGCTATGATACGACCCTGAGAAACGACAGTCGGACCCGATGTAACATTAACAGGGTTGGAACCCCTGTTCTCTACGTTTATTGTAATGCTCGGAGAAGAAGATCCCTGGCCTACCATACCGCCTTCATGGAACCTCTTTCCACCTCCAGAGATAAGACTGTCAATCAGTTCTCTATTCATACTGACTGACTTCTTCGGGATGACGGCCTCTCCTGCCTGCAGGATCGCCATTTGCTCGTCTGCTAAAAGACCGCCTGAATGATGCTTTTCTGTTGAAGGCCAGCTTTCACTAAATCTCTTATCGAATAAAGACCCATGATGTCCTAACGACCTAGCGAGTTCCTTTTCAAATTTCACTGCTTTCTTAGGATATGGAATAGAAGCTACTCCAGGAAGCATTGATAGCCAAGGAGATTGTCCGGTACCTACTCCAGACAACGCCTTCATTATTCCTCCATACGCCCCTACATCAAATTCGCCCGCATGTTGCCTTAATGGAGAGGTCATGTGTGGGTCGGATGTAGTGTGGAAAATACTCCCAAGTGCAGTAGGCAATCCTCCGGCAAATGAATATTCCAAAACTCTCATCAACTTATCTGATACTCCTCCAGTAAGTAACTGAGACAAATACCTGGGTTCTGCTAGACTACCATATTTTTCATAATAAGATCCTGGCATCCCTGTACTTACGCCTGGTTTAACACCTATTCCGTATTGATTCATTAGTTCAGATCCATAGAATCCTAACTGAGGAACATCCCATTTGCTAATCGGTCCAGATGGAATATTTACATTTGGGAATGTAGGTGTATTATATAAAGATAGCTTTCTCAGCATTGATTCATCAAAATCTTTTCCGGTAAGAGCGCCCTCGTGTAGCCTCGGTATTACATATTCTCCTCCCTGGAGGATGCCTAGGGAAGAACCTGTACCCGGTACGCGGCCACCTGCGTGATACTTCGGAACGATACCACCGGAGTGCCACGGCATCGCACCACCAAAGGCGGTATCGAACATACCTCCAAAGATATCAGATCCGACACCGGAACCACCACCCAATAATCCACCAACAGCACCGGAGAGCATACCTACCAATGGGTCAATCACGGACCTCTGCACCAGGGTTCTCGTGATATCCATCGCCATCTGCTTCAGCATGTTTCGGAAGGATTCACCTATATTATCGAAGTCCCACATCAGAGCAGAGGCAAAGTCGCCCGCGGTGTTCCGCATAGACTGGAACGCATTGTCAGTGATATCTGCCCATTGTGCAGTCTCGGTCCCAAGGGAATCCTTGAACTCTGCAACACCAATCTCCATCCCCTTCTTCCAGTCGTCTGTATGTCTCTTCCAGACATCGAACCGAGCCTGAATGATTTCCTCTTCGGTGGAACCCATAGCCCGCAGGTGAGCTAGATAGGACTCTATCAT